TAGCATCCCAGCGCCATATCCTTGGCTGAAGGGATAATAACATGGCATTAGCAAGAGAACCTCATCATTCGGACGTTATTGGGCAACCAGTGCCTGATGAGAACTATCCTAGAGTAACATTCCCAATAAATCCTTGGGTCTGTGCTTATTCGCCAAGTATGATTGAAATACGCGGCGCTTCTGGATCGGCAGTAGATAAGACAGAACCGTGGTATTCTACTATTGGATGCACTGATTGGAAAAAGGCGCAGTGGCAAGCAGAGTTTAAAGGAATACCATTTGCAGTTGAATCTGATACTAGGACTGGAGGCAGAAGAATTCAGGTTCATGAATACCCAAGTAGAGAATATTGGGATAATGAAGATTTAGGAAGGTTACGTCAGCAGATTGACGTACAAGCATATGTATTTGGTGATCGAAGCGATCTATGGGCAGAGCAACTCTTTGCCGCTTGCACTTCGCCCGGTTACTCAAGACTATTCTTGCCAATGCGGACTCCACTAAGTGCAGTTTGCATTTCTGTTGAATCCAATTTTCGTGCTGATCAGATGGGTCGCATCGCATTCAGCATGAATTTCTCTATTGAGCCTGGTATTAAGGCAGGTCAATTAAAACAAAGAACTGTAACCAAAACTCAACTAATGGCGGATGCAATAAATTCAATATCTGGTGTAGCATCTTCTGCTAGACTGACTTATGAGATACGGTCAACTGGAACTCCCGCAGTTGCACATTCGACTACAGCTGAATTTATTCGCCAAGTTGGACTTTCTCTTAGAACCGTAGCTAAGTCATCTTGGCTGGATGCAGTATCGAATAGTGATATTGAGCTTATTGTAAATAGGATGTTGACCGAGGCAGATAATCTTGCAACACTGCCAAGATCAACTGCTAATACTATGACTAGGACGGCGGCCATGATGTCGCAGCGCCCTCCAAATATTGATTACTTCCCAATTCATGGTGCTGGCGTTGGTATTCGCACTTCTACTGGCGAAGTATTGCCGCAGCCCGGAGGAGCAAATGAGGGATTTGGCGGGCTATTTGAAAAAGCTATGGGCATACTTAATAATGGCTCGAAAAACCCTAGTGATCTAGCACAAGCTCTTATACCATTAACTAGTTTTGCCCCAACTATACTGCGAGCAACTGTCGCAGCATCTGGTAAGACTGCTTCCGTTGAAGCAGAAATCAAGATGGTTGAAGCATTAGCTTCTTATGTCCGTCGCATTAGTCTTACCAATTCGATCTTAGCTGGAATGAAGGTAGCACCAGAGCGCCAGCCGGATGCATCGTTAACTCGAAAGCAATTATTGGATCAATTGGATAATGAAATAGCTATTGCTATGATTGATCCCAAGGTCCGTGAAGAATTACGCAAGCTTAGAGTATCAGTAGTTACTTTCGTATCGCATTTTTCAATTGGCGGAGCAGCCGCGGTTCCCATTCCAGCTGCATGGGCGAATAAGCCTTTGGCTTGCGTGGCAGCTAATGCTTATGTGCATGGTGCAGTAAAGGATCGGGATCGTGAAATAATGCGTTTCAACGGGGTAACGCATCCATTATTCCCAAATGGTAGGATAGATGTATTAGCTGATAAATCTATGCGGATTACTTCGGACATAACTTAATGCCATACGCTGATCGCACACAAAGTATATTTGAGTATATCACAGTTGTAGCTGGCGGGCAAGTCTATGATGGTTGGGAGAGTGTTCAAATCGAATGGACTTTTAATCAACCTGAAGTAAATGCTCTAGTTACTACTACTGAGATAGGTCCATTTAGTGAAGCACCAATATTTGATAAGTGGAACTTTCCTCCAGGCACAGAAATCCAAATCTATGCCGGATCAGAATTAGCGTTTTGGGGAGCAGTCTATTCTTATGAGCCTAAAGCCGATGCTGAAAGTCATTCAGTAGCATTGATCTGTAAAACACAAACTTGGGCCTGGGCAATTTCTTCTGTTAAATCAGAAACAGGACAGTATCAAGATACTACTGATGAAGCTTTTGTATTAGAATTGCTCAAGGCTTCAGGGCAAAATATTGAACTCAAATCCATAACGGGGCAGGGACCGCAGCTTCTTTCATGGTATCAAATAAGACAAGGAGCAACGAATTTTTTCTCATCTGCGGATGTTCTTCTACGCAATCAAAAGATACTTATGGCGCATCGCGATGGTAGTTTAGTTATACATGATGGCCTTCCATTTAAGATGTCTGGAGCAGTAGTTCAAGGTGAAAATATTCTTCGTATGTCGGCTAAGTTGAAAGATACTTTATTTGAGACTGTTGAAGTAGTCGGTCAACACTCACTTCAAAACGCTCTTAATACTGGTATTGCTCCCTTTGCGGTATTTGCTGCCGATAAGATTTCGCCCAAGACGCCTGGAAAATTCAAGAAAGTTATGGATCAGTTCGCGACAACTAATTCTATGGCTGCTAAGCGGGCATTGTGGGAATATCGCAGAAGTGCTGGAGAGGGAATACAAGCTACTGTAGTAGTTCCAGGATGGAGAGATGCTGCTGGCGCATTATGGATGGCTAATCAAGATGTCTATGTATATGCACCTTGGTTACAAATCGAATGCACCTTAAGAACTGCTCGCATAGTTATGAATCAAGACCTTGCATCGGGGACTACTACAGAGTTAACTTTGGTTGATCCTAGAACAGTCTCGGCGGGCTATGAACAAATGACCCCTTATGAAACCGCATGTAACAATGGCCCGATGTGGGATGTCTTTAGCGGGCCAAAGTTTGGAGGACCACGCTAAATGCCTACGCAATCTGATAACAACTTGACTAGAATTCAATCAGAAAAAGTCTGGGACGATAAACCGATCCAAAGACTAGAGGCTTTAGGCAGGCATGGAGAACGCCTTGGCGGGACAGGCGGCGAATTTGCTACGCCACGTGTTCAGAACTATGGCTTTACTAATCATCCGCCTAAAGGCTCTATCGGAGTAACAAATACTCTTGGCGGCAATCCAACCAATGCTATGATTACTAATATGGAGCATCCTGATTTCCGTCCGAAGAACTTGGAAGAGGGCGAATTTAAGCTTTATGAAAAGTGGGGCGGTTACGATCACGCTAGACAGGATAGATGGATTAGAAAGGTCGGGAACGCTACTATTGAATGTATTCGTTCCGGCAATATAGTTCATCTTAATAGATCAGGGGCGTCTTGATTGCCAAAGATTTTACGTCTTGGTGATCCTGGGTCGCATGGCGGAGAAGTTTGCACTGCGGCTACTAGAACCTATGCAGAGGACATCCCAATAGCTCGTATAGGCGATACCTATTGCTGTCCTATACATGGGCCTAACCCTATTGTTTCTGGGTGCGTGCGCACATATGCTGAAGATATGCTGATCGCCTATAATGGCTCTATATCATCATGCGGGGCTACAATGATTGCTACCGCAATAAGGACTTGGGTTGAATGAGCTACTTACATTCAAAAATTCTTGACTATGGTCTCAATGTAATCGTGCAATATACAACTCGATTGCTTATACATGAAGTAGAACCTACGGATTATGAAAGTGCAATTTTATCATCTTTAGGTCAGAAAGATGATCCGGTAATTTCAGGCCCGGAGAATGCCAATATCAAAGGTCGTCAAGTAACAGTTGCTCCTATTACTGATGGAGTAGGAACTGCTGATGGAACAGTAAAGTTTTGGTCTCTGGTTGATGACGGTAGTCAAATTCTGTTAGCAGCAGATCAGGTAGAAAATGAATTTTCTATTCTTGATGGTAACTCTTTCACTATGTCCGTCTTCAGTATAATTCTACCGGGAGCAGGATATGGTTGATACTAATCAAAATATTACTTGGGATACTAAATGGGACTTTGACCAGAAATTTGGGACGGTTGGAACATGGATACTTGCTGGCGATCAAACTAATAATGAAGGCGGTTTGCAGAGTAGCGATAAGCTTGGAACAGCAATGCTTATTGCTCTCTTTACAGATGCCCGCTTACCTGATTATTTGATTGGTAGATATGGTTTTACTCGGGCAGATCAGAAAGAATGGCATGGCAATACTTTCGCTCTTGAGGGTAACGAAGAACCATTGGGGTCTTTGCTTTGGACACTTCGCCGTGCGCCGATGAATGACTATACTTGTAAATTAGCAGAACACTTTTGCTCTGAGGCATTGCAACCACTTATCCGGCAAAAATTAGCTACTGGTTTTGACGTTTCAGCGCAAATTGATGATAAAGTAAATGGTCATTTAGTCATTGCAATTCGATCCCGTGGTGTA